TATTCCCTCTCTCCCTTCACATCTGGGACATACTCTATTATCTCCCGCCGTCAACCATTCGGCTTTTACTATTACTTCCTCTATCCCCATTGCCCTCATTTCCGCAATATTCGCTCCATGATGAGCCCTAATGACTTCTGTTCTTGCTAATGTTCTAGCATTGTTCCATCCCTTCTTATCAATAATTCCCTTTCCTCTCATCTTAGTCACATCGTAAGCCCCTTTTATCCCAGCAATCTCTCTTGCTATTGTTTTAGGATTCCACCCCCTAGCCATTCCTTGTGCCATCGCCCTTGCTATCGGAGCCTCCATCGCCTTTGTCACACCCTGCATTCCTGCATAAGTTTGAGTAAAAGCTAACTGTATTCTATCAACATGGAAAGGAGCATTGAACACTCCACCTAAACCCCCTGTTACAGTCACCCCTTGTTTTCTCAACTCTCCCCTTGCTCTTTGAACTCCCTTTTGATAAGCCGACCTGATATGTACATCTGTCCATTTACGAGATGTTCTTCCTCCAAGTCTCCTAAATGGAGTAACCCCACCCTCAGTTACATACGGTTTGAATGTCTCTATTCCATACCATTCGTTGCTCAATATAAACTTTTTATTTTGCTCCTCTAACCAATCCATAAATTCTGGTATTCTATTAGGATCATACCTACTCGCCCATTGTGTTGGTGTTGCATTAGTTGTTAATATGTCAGAGAAGG